TGCATCTTTTTGGTCTGAATTTATGTCCACTGCTAGATATTGGACTGGTTCAGACCTTAAAAATTTTGACTTTACCGAAACTGATGATCTCCTTGATGGGTTGTGGGTTGGTGTGAAAGCTCAGTATGAAAATTCTGAACTTTCATCCCCATCCGAGATTTTTGCCAAATGGGTTAAACGTTATAACATGGGCTTTGGTTTTGGCAAACATTTGCGGAATGGTAGACTCAAGCAACTTACCCGTAAAGAGGTCATTGGCCTTATGGGGGGGCGTAAGCCCTTTCTTGCTGCTTGGGAGAAAATCCTTATCAATTCTTCAAAACTCTTTGGCGTCTCACCTGTCTTTTATAAGTCAGAGGCCTTAAAGAGTGCCAAAATTGCTATGCATAAAGTTCGCACTGTCGTTGGTTCTGCTTTCACAGAATATGTTTCAGGCACTATTTTTAATTATAAACCTAATCATAATTATCATGTCTGGGATACTCCTATGAAAGTTGGTATGCCTTTAACTGGTAGGTCTTTTGATAAAGTCTGGACCTCTCTTCTTGGCCATACTAATGTTTGGGCTGGTGATATGACTGCTTTTGATTCTTCACAACCTCCTGCCGTGTTGAAACTTGTGGCCGAGTTACGGAAAAAGGGGTATACTTTTCATGGTCAATATCATAAGATATGTCAATTGATTGACATTACTTATGATAGGTTGTTAGAACAGCCTTTGGGTTTGAAAAATGCTGGCCCTATTTTTGGTAAGCAACAAGGCTTTACCACAGGCCATTCCTCCACTTCTGCAGACAATTCTTTAGCTCTTGTCATAAATTATTTGTTTGCTTGGCGTCGTATCACTGGTTTGAGATCACGTGAGTTTTTCAACTATAACACATTAGCCAATTTTGGTGATGATCATGTGTTAGGTTTTGATAATGTTTATGGGTGGCACCCTTCTAAGGCTATTCCTGTATTGAAGGAACTTGGTGTGACCATGAGGGATGAATCTCCTGGGCAGGATTTTCTCCCTCGTGTTCACACCAGACTTCCTGATGGCAAAGATTTTCGTGATTTGGATTTTGGTTTTCTTGCAAAGAAACCTTTACCTATCACTCCAGACATAGCTTCGGAATTGAAGCTTGCTGGTGTTGAAGGTTTGGTTTTTGCCACGGTCCACGATCGTTCTCGTCTAAGACGACGTATTAAACAAGAGAAGCGGCAAGCGCTTAACCATGATACTTTCAATGAATATCAAGCGTTACTTTCCTATATGTACTTGACCGCTCATCTACGACCTGAGTATGAAATTTTAGCCACTCGTGCTGCTTTCTTTCTGACCAAGCATAAACAGGCTTGGTTGGATAGGGGCATCAAACAATCACAAATTAAAAATCCTCCAAAATATAATCAGGTCATTCAAGCTTGGTATTCTAATGTTCCCCCTCCTAAGGTGGAGGGTGAAGATTCAGAAGGTGAGGCTGAAAATGATTCTGATCTTATTTTGATGGTTAACCCTGACTTTGTTGGTGTTGTTTTACGGTGGTTGTCCGATTTCCCTACTTTATTATCTCCACGGTATCGTAATACTCGTTGGGCTGATTGGTTGCAATTGCGGTTGGCTTCCTATCTTTCTTGGCCTTTGTCTTTTGTGTCAATGTCAAATCAGACTGGTTCTGATCCACTTGTGTCCAAACTTTTATTGGCCCGTACCCCTTATTCTTTCCTACGTAATGAAACTATTTTGCCTTCTGGTGACGTTCCTTTTGGCGTGCTTGTCACACGTCATTTCCTTTATGTGGGTTTGTCCCGGTTGTTCTCCCGGAGAAAAGTGTTTTCTCCTCTTGATTTGATTCGTTGGGCTGATTCTCTTTGGGTGAATGGGGTTTTCATTTGCACTGGTCGTGTTACACAGATCGCTGTAGAGTTAGACATTCATCTCATGGAAACCTTACTTGTTGTCTTGCTTTCTCATGTGAATGTTTGTTTACCTTTTACTCCAGTTACTTTCGATTTGCTTTCTCCCTCTGTTATAATAGCTAGATTTTTGTCATATGTCTTTAGACTTGTTTCACCTGCTGGTTCTGTAGATTTTCAACCTTTTGATGCAGCTGTTCAATTGTTGGCTATTGACCCTGAAAGGTCTTTTGCGTTGTCCGCACCTACGGGTGTGGGCAAAACAACAAGGTTGATGAATAGATTGGTTACTGTGGGAGGACGTCGTGTGGTTGTTATTGTGCCAAGACATCTTATTTGTAAGTCTGTTGGCATGTATATGCAACAATTATACCCTTCTACTGGGATTGGGTATAAAACTGAAGGTTCACCACCTTTGAAAGGTGATGAATCTTTGATCTATTGTACAGTCCAGTCTTTCTTTTCTTCTCCGAATCTTAGATCTCCTGGTTCTATATTTGTTTTAGATGAGGCTCACATTTATGAGCCTCATTATCTAACTATTCGTAATTACTTTAAAGTCTCTAATCACCGTGTCATCTATGTTTCAGCTACTTTACCTGATGATGTGGGTGTTAGTGTTTTACATTTGCCTTCTGTCAATCAGAATTCGGTTTCTGTTGTCAAAAGGGATGTTGCTAACACTAACATCTACATAAATTTTGTGGCTAGTTATATAAATGACCGGTTGTCTGGTGAGAAAACTTTGGTTTTTGTGCCTTCTATTAAAATGATGGATAGGATTGAGTCTAAACTTCTGGGCAGGAATGTTTGTCGACTCTCTTCTTTACATCGTGTTGTAGATCCTAATTGTGAT